TTCTATTGTCTGCTGGTCCGTTTGTCTGTCCTGTTTTGTCAAGTCGTCTTCCATGAACCACAAATCTTCGCTGTTGATCCCCCTCACTCTTTGTGCTAGCTGGCTTGGCGTCAACCCATCGGCGTAGATAAATCTGCTACTTAACAAAGCTTTAAGACGGTTTTTAGCTTGCTTGAAAATTGGGCTGAAAATGCTAGCTATAGCTTTCTGCTGCCAAACTATGATCCTAACATCTTGCTGTGCCATGTATTTAATTGGTTCTGACTTGAGTAATGATTCGAGCTTGACGTGTACATTCAACTTGTTTACAGGGTGTGCCCCTATGCCTTCAGCCGATAACATGTCCAGCTCTTTATCTATTTGTTCATTCCCTGTGCGTTCTTTGAGGAATTCGATCGTTGCTTCATTGTCATAAGTTAAAGTATTGGTCAGGAACGTGTTGATCAGATATTCATTTCCTTTGCAATAAGTGTCCACAAATTTCTTTGTCTCATTTGCCACGTTCAAGTTTTTTTTCCTATATGTGGTGACAGAACCAAGGGTTTTGGATACTGCATTTGTTTCTGCATAAGCGCGTTTCGTCAACACTGGCCTTGCATATTTAGGGTATTTAGACATGCCGGTCTTTTCACTATTGATTATTTTCCCAGGGAATTCGTTGGTTGAAAATGGCTTTTCTGGCCTGGTCGAAGGTAGATGCATCACTATGTCTGTGGTTAGATCTGTGTCTTCGTAGAAATTTACTACCTCAATGTCAACTATATCATCCCCAAGGTATTCGTTGGACCAGCCTGGATTTGTTTCATTCTCGAATTTATTGACGTAAACTTTGCTTGTCTCTACTCTAGGGTCTGTTGGTACTGTTATTATTGGTTGATCCATTACTGTGGCAAATTGCAAGCCATTTAGTTCTCTGTCTTCATTTGGTTGGTAGCAGTCAACAAGATTGAGGCTACCATTTACGAACAAGTTTATCATATGCAAGAGGTACTCTTCCTGTTCTTTCTGGTCTTTGAATTTCCTCAGGTTTCCAGGATTATCTATTATTTTGGCGCGGTATTCATTCAACAACTCCTTTCTCTCTTCATTTAGATCTTCATCATTGTATGTTTCGCAGTATAGATGTCCCATGAATGTGCAACTTTTCGGACATGTGTCTTTACCCCAAGTCAACAAAATCTGACCCTCTTTGATTTCGACGTTTCTTTGGTATGCATTCAGAGCTTGCTTGTCTCCACTTAAGTACAGCCTTCTGTGTATTTCTTGATCTAGGAGATCATCGTGATCTACCAACTTGTATTG